GAAAGAAGAATATGTGAGTGGATGTTGTGCCATCACCGTTTGTGCGGTAGTGGCACTTGTGACAAAACGTGTGACCATCTGTGTACAAAGCGTTGGCATCAGATGAGCCGCAATTAGGGCAGGCCATGTGCCTGATGAATTCGCTTTCTACATCAACCATTGGATTGGAATGTTAGTGAATGAACAGTAGGGAATTCCTAAACGTTCACAGTATTGAGCGTAAGTTGTTTTGGACTTTTTTGAAATAGTGTTGTAAGGAGCTTGGAAGACCATCCGTAAATCAAGCTTAGGGTTTTGTTCCTTCACATTACGGATCTTCCGGCGATCTTGACTGTCCCAATACCCTTTACACTCAAGGTGGACTCCATTCGGTAAAATAAAGTCTGGTTTGTAGATGTGGGCAATGGTGTAGTCAACCTTGACAGTCTCATACTCATACTTGACGTCAAGGTCCACTAATAGGTCAGCTACCTTTTCTTCAAGTCTTGACCTGAACGCCATTAAAAATCATCTTCTAATGCGTCATCATTGCTGCATTCAGTAATGACATTTGGCTCGCTTTGTTTGAACCCTTTAGTTGTACCGAATAAGGCCACAGCGTCAATGTCTTCGCCATCACCAATATCAACACCGGCATTACCTGCCAGACTGACAATCTGAATAGCTTCAAGGATTAGCTTGGTACCAATAGTCCCACTAGGCAGTGCATAAGGCTTTTGCCAAAAAGCTACCTTCACTTTACTTCCAGACATCAAGTTGATGTTAGTGTCAGTAATAGGAGTGCCTTCAGTGTCAACTACCACAGGCATCCTGTCAGGAGTCCACGTAAAACGTGTCTTGTACTTACCTTGTGCTACCTCTCGCCAAGCTTCGTCATTGACCTTTGCCTTGGCAGGGTTCTTAGTTTTAGATCGTGCCCACTCAAGACCACCAATGCGGTCAGTCTCAAGTACATCAATCAGTTCGTTATCAAGGATTGCTTCAAGTTGGTGGTTACCAAACTGACTGACCTGGAGGACACTTTGGTATCCTTCCAAGACAACTGGTTCAGCAGTTTTTAGGATCTTTTTAGACATTAACAAAAAAAATAGGTGGAATCAATCACTGTTGACGGTTCAAGGTCACCAATGATAGGTGGTTTTGATTCAGCTCCAATCTGTTCGGCAAAAGTTGTGAGATAGTCATGCTCCGCAAAGAGATGCATGTATGTCTCACGGACGATGGCTGAAAGAATACCCATATCAGTAGCACGACATAAAACAGAGTCGTGTATTAGGGAGATCGGAGCGTTGAAACGAAGTGCAGAAAGACACAAAAGAGATGCATCCTGACTGTGGATAAGATTAGGAGCAGTTGCGTTTTTGTGATGTGATTTGTCAACTTCGTCGCCTTCATCAACGGCGACTTTGACACGACATCGACCGAGCAATTCAAGTTTGATTAACTGGGTCTTTTTTTTCATAAGACGTTGTGTGACTACAAAACCAGATGGGGTTTTCCATTGGATTTCATCAGCACCACGATCAATGGCAGCAGCAACTTCCTTTTCTATCCACTTCATAACCTGCATTGGACCAGGAACTACAACGTTCATGGCATCTCTAACAGCTTTGACTGTTTCTGTTAGATCTTCCTTTTTAATCGTTATTCCTTTTTCTTTCAGGGCATCTCGTATGTATGACCTGTTTGAATAAGGCTTCGCATTGTAAGGAATAGTCATTACTGTTCGTTTTGTAACCTTTCTATCCATGTGTTGCTTGATGCAATCAGGAACGTTAGGTTTCGCAACTTCAGCTATGACTTTGTATGCGTCCTGTGGTTTATCACTAGGAACAACATTGACTAACTTTGCTGTTGATTTGTCACGTGCAAGACCTGCCAATATCTGGAGACCACTACAAGTGGCATCGCAAGCAATTTGGAGGTTTGTGTACTGACGACTACACGTAAGAACACAGGCATGATATTCCTCCGCCGCAGCGAGAAATTGCCATGGTTCATCGGCACCTTCCCAATCAGATAAGTTACCGATAGGGTCAGTTGCTACACGTGTGATCAGATCGTGGTTATTTTGAACCCAGATCTGTCGGTCTTCCATTGTGTCTTTGTCTAAGCCATACGTTGTGGCAACCTGAAAGGCTATCCAGTGGTTAGCTTCTGGTGTGACAAAAGCTGGTTCGTGAAACTTCAACAAAGACTTACCGAAGTCAGTATCTTGTGGTGTCAAGAACGCAGGAATTGGGTAAACTCGGCCACGGTAATCAAATGACCACGGAATGTAGAACTTTTTTTTATCCTTAAATACCTCAACGGCATTCATGGTCATTCTTGTCCTACAAGACCTCTCAAATGATTGTGAGTTTATGTTCATGACCTCTGCCGCACGCCGCCTGTAATCCTTACGTGAATCAAAGTTCTCCGCAATGTCTACAGGCTTAGGTGGCAGTGGCATCTCCACTACAGGGACGAACTTACCAACCTCAATCTTCTTCTCCATCAGTGTCTTAGCGACAGTGACAGTAAAGCTGTTGAGGGTATAAGCAACCTTCTGAATCTTGTTCAAAAAGCTGATTGGAGTTTCTCCCTGTATACATGGGCTTTTACCACGGCGAACCATGTCATACCCTTTCATAACCTCGTTTGTGATGTACCCACCTGGACTTTGGTTAGACCAGTCATTGGGTTCAATCAGCATCGGCCAAGCAATTGGACTGAATAGTTCAGCCGTTGCCATGAACTGATCCTTGCGAGCTATGAATTCAGGGGTAGGTACAAGGTAATTGTGCCGTTTTCTGCCTTGCTGACGCATGTCAGTCATGAACCAATTGGTAGACTTACATATGCAATCTGCCAACCAACCACCAAGACGGATGCGATTAGCTCGCCCCCATGCTTTCCAGTGGTCAACATCACAACGATTCATCAATGTCCGTATGACAACCACCTTTTGGTGTGTTCCGATGGACTTGTGCCAGTAATTCTCTTTCAACGTGTGAAGTAACCCTGGCACGTTTGCTTCGTAGTGCCTCATCATGCATTCGTTTTCAATCGCTTGACCTATTGCATCCGTGACATTGGATACTAGGTTGCTTTTGTCTTTGGTACTGAATACCTTGTCGAATGTGATTTTACAGGCAATAGCTGCTGCTGCTTGAGCATCTAACTTTTCAAGGAATAAATGTATTTCCTTGAAGTTTTCACCTGCACGTCCTTGCGTGACTCTTAGTTTAGTTGATTCAATACTGTCAACCACACGAGGGATAAGCTCCCTAATAGAAGCCACGCCGTAAATTGAAGAACTTGCATAACTTTTTTCCTCAAGTCTTGATGTGTTTGAATGAAGTTGCTGTAATCCCAGTCTGATTTGTTCTCTTTCGAGAGCAATTTGTTGTTCAATTTCAAAAGGTGTCGTCATCCTTGCGTAAGTAATTAATTGAGTTTTCGTCATCAATTTGTTGATGCATTAACTCAATGACTTCCTCTTTGTTCGGATGCCTACTCAACTCGACGATGAATCTTGCGTATTGCAGTTCAGTCATCATCATTAAAATGTTCTCCTATTTGATCAGGGTGCACGTAATACAAAGCATCTTCGGAACAAATGACAAGTTCATGAGACTTGTAAGTCATGTAATTCCTGATCTTGGCTTCAGCCGAATGCTGTCTTTTGTAAACGTGTTCTTCAATACTGCTGGTTTCAAGGTTGCGTGCCCGAATGACACATACGACATCTGGTGGAAGTTCCCAACCGGCAACTTTCCACTCCATCACGTCTTCGTAATAAAGTGGTTCAAACTTGTCGGCTGGGATGTCTTTATACCGTCGCCATTTATTTGGAAAATACTTACTCATCGATAAACCGTACGTCCAAGAGTTGTGAATTCATGTCATCGGACAGTTCTAAGGCCATCCATGCGGCTTCCTCAGCACTGGCGGCGAGTATGTAAATCACCTCGTCGCTAAGACATACTTCATAACTCTTTAGTCGGCCTACGAGTAGCTCGTCTAGCCCGTTTGGGCTTTGGCTTATCGGGAAGGACAGTGAATGACTTCCGTTCGGCCAACTCCTCATAAATGGGGTGCCATTTGTGCTCTTCTCCGAAGTAATACAACCAACAATGGATTGCATTACGGATGAAAAAGTCTTCATCCAACGCTTTCGCTTTTTCATCTGGTGTCAAATGGCCTCCATAAGAATTGGACACGTTGTGATACGTGATTGTGAAATAAACGTTTTCAATTGTCCAGGTTCTACAAAGATTGGACTAAGCCTCCCTTTGCTCTTACAAGATAGTCAGTGCCAACCGTGGCGCAACTGAATCAGTTGATTAAGTGGCACAACACATAGCCTGGATCTGTGTTTCTGTGCTTCTTCGTTTTGTCTATAGAATTATCCTCTTGACAATAAAAAACCCCCGCCAAAGCGAGGGTGCGTCCATGAGTTGCATCTTGGGATGCTTAGGTGATCATCTTGGTCTGTTCGTTTGGCTCTTGTTCATGAGCTTCAGGACCAAACCCTTCAGCTTTGATCCGTTCAGTGTCTAAATCTGTGGATTGTGCTGTTGCGTCCTTGTCCTTGAAGCTGTTGAACCATTCCCGCAAGGCATCACCTGTAGGTGTACCACTAGGCCATGATATGAACTTCAAGGCTTGTTTGGTGTCAACAAAACTACGTGATGTGTTAGGTCTCCAGACGGTGTACGTGATTGGATGACCTTCACGGTTTCGCTTGCGTTCAATCCACAAACCCTGAGCCGTGAAGTAATCAGGCTTCATTCATAAACTCTTGCAATGTCACATTGTGATCAGCCCATTTAAGTGCCTCTTCTTGTTCCCAATCAAACCAACATTCATCTATTATTGTTGTTATGAGTTGCTTCATTGTGTTGCATGATCTTAGTTTGGTCTTCAAGTCTGCTGAAACAGTCATAGAAACTCTTTTCAAGGGTGGATAGTGGAATGGTTGGGTCAGTTAATGCAAGACGTGCACGTTCTTTAGCCTTGGCTATGTACACGTCTGGATTGTTGTACCAATGATTGATACGGTTTGCAGTGTTACTCAAGTTTGTGTACAGTTGTTATCTGTACTGTACCTAGCTCCCTAGGTATTTCTACCATCGCCAAGGTTATGGCATGGTTTGCTGACACAGCATGGACAGTTACGTGTCCATTTGAATGGTGACCTGTTGTACGGATCTTGCCTGCGTACTTGATGAACCACTTGTTAAAGTTCATCATCCGATCATGTTGGGTTTGATTGTTTCGCCATGGACTGTGACTACTCTGAAGCCTAGTTGCTTGATCTTCGCAATGTCATTGCGTCTTAACGTTTTGAAGCCTGTGAGTCCTTGGATTGTTTCCGCTTGATCGTTGACTGGATACGCCAACGCTCTCCCGTATACGTCCTTGAGTTGATACACAGCG